GACCAGTGGCAGCAGCGTCATTGTCACCCGAACCTTGACGTAAGATTACCCCTTGGCTCTGACGTGCCTGTATCGCACGTAAGGCTTCCAATCTAGGTTTTATCCATTCAATCCACGTAACTTCTTGATCTACTCTTATGCTTGGAGCTGGTTTTAAGAATAATTCCATTTCTTTGTTGGAAATTGCACCTTTAGTTTGAGATATACGACGTAATGCGTCATCTACTCTGAGTTCTTCTAAAAGAAGTCTAGAAGCTGCTTCTGGGTTACCTACAGCAGCGTCAATAAATGCGTTAAAATTACCTTGGATAAGACCAGTTAATCCTTGAGTGTTCAAAGCGTATAATGCGCGTTCCATTTTAGCTATCTGACTATTAGTAAGATCTAAAGCATCACTGTCTGGAGCGTTTTCTGCTTTAAGTGCAGCTGAAGCAGCCATTCTGTCAGCTAGTTCGGCTCTTCTGGCTTCTTCAAGTGAGAAAGCTTCAGCTTCTCTAGCACGGTTGTAATCCATGATGTCACCATAGGTGTTGGTTCCAGCATTCATACCAGCTAAAGCACCTTGCTCAGATGCACCCATGACGTTTCCACCTATCCTGATGAGACTTTCGGGTAGACCTATCTTCATGTTAGGTATTTCTGCAAACGTGCTGCCTCTAGCATTACCAGTGTTTATATCAAACTTTGCTCTGTTACCAAAAAGTTCGGCTTCGCTAGGGTTTTGACTTAAAGCACCGATGTCTTGTGGTGGTATGTAGCCGTTGTGGGGGTAACCACGTTGAAAACCCATTCGACCATTGTTTTGATTGTTAGCTATTTGGTTTTCAGTAGTTAAAGCACCGTTTTTATTTGTAAAGTAACCTATAATTGGAGATACCATTAGAATGCACCTCCTGAGTAAGGATCATAAGGTGGTCTGTATAAGTAAGGATTATTCTGTCTGGCTCCCATACTATAGCCACCATAAGTTGGAGTAGCTTGTGGTGGACGGTTAAAGTAATCAGCGAAATTCATACCAATGCCAGCCCCAGTCATTGCTCCACCAAATCCAGCTGTCATCGGGCTTACATTGTTAGGTTGTGCTGATGCAAAAGGTCTACCACCGTTACCGCTTAAGACACCGCCATAGTTTGATGCTAGGTTGTAGTCATAACTGGCAGCCTCTTCAAAACGTCTCTTTTCTTCGTCTAGCCGTCTTTGCTCTTCAGCGTCTAAAGCTAAATTAGAATTAATAGTGTAGTCTCCAGCTGTTCCTGCTAAGTTTGTACCTGTTGTTAAAGCACCTCCAATAGCAGCATTAGCAGTGTTTAGGTTATTAAACCTTTGCTGATCGACGCCTAAATACTGATCAGTTAACTGCTGTCTAATTGTGTTGCCCATGTCAGCTCGACGGTCAGCATTAGCTCTTTTAGCTATTTCAGATGCCATAATTTCTCTACTAGAATTAGAGTTACCAGTAGCTGCTGCACTTGTGTCGATACCTGTAAGAGTATTTTCTGTTAAATTCCGATCACTATCTCTCATGGCTGCATCGAGTAAACCACCGACGTTATTATTAGCGTAGTTGTTAGCTGCTGCTATACTGTCAGCTGTAGACCCAACACCACCAAAGATGTTTGACGCATTATTAGCATAAGATGCTCCAGTATTCATAAGACCTTCAGCAATAGGTCTTGCACCCATACCTACATTACTCATGTAGTTGTAACCTTCAGCTGTAGCAGGAGACATTCCAGCATAAGTGTTACCAGTGTAAGCCCCAAGGTTCTTAAGTTCATCATAACTAACACTAAGGTCGTTTAAGTAACCTGACGTATACGGCTTAACCATATTCCAAGGTTCCATATTAGCATTATTTATCTTTTCATTGGACGATGCTGCTGCATTAGCACCCACTATACCAGCACCAGCTCCGATTACGGCTCCAGCTGTCACAATCCACGTCATTCTTCTATACTCCTGTTATTTAATACCTGTAACTCACCCTCAAACCTCTTGAGGTCAGGTTCTGCCATTCCAAGTTCTTGGTAGTTCTCAGCAATTGTTTCTTTTTCTATGTGTAATAGTCCTTCAGCAGTATTCTCTGTGGTTAAATGTACTGTTGAAAGGATCGAGTCCTCTAAGACATAAAAAGCTCTCTTTGCACCTCTCGGACTAACAAATGTATGAGGTGCTTCTATTGTTTCTTTTCCAAATTCAGACACAACAATAAGTTTGCCTTTCATAAGAAATGCTAGGTGAGGATGTCGATGTAATTTACCAACGATTGTTGCACCTTTGGGCATAAACAATTCTCTACCGTAAACCGAACATCCAAACTCTTCTAATACTGGTGTAAAATGATGTGTTACTTCACACTGGTCACTAACATCTTCTACAGTGCCATCAGTAATTCCATCTTCTATTAGCTGTTGGAAGAAGGTTACCTGAGCTTTTCGATGTAATTGTTCTTCTTTGTCTTCACTGTCTGAAAAATCAAACGGCAACCCATGCTGATCCATTATATACTACCAATCCACTACTGTTATTTCCTAAAGCATTCCAAGGAAGTACGTTAAAGCGCACCATTCCCTTCTTAGGTTTTAGGGGGGCTTGGTCAGTCACTTGGATCGAGGCAGCTGAAACACTTCTAAGAGCTTTTTCGATGCCTTGTAGTTCTTCCTGTAAATAGATTTTAAGACTAGCTTCTAAAGCTGGTATTGCGCGTCTAATGTAGGCTTCGACAATTACATCAGTAATCTCGTTTATAGCCATAGCTTACCTCCTACCAGTCGCAACAACATCAATGTCAAATCCAGTCAAATTAAAATCTTTGTAGACCACTGTTATGGGTTCCATCTTATAACTTAAATAACGACCACTAGCTCGCGTATCTATTTTGTACTGTGTGTTAGCATCAAAACTTTGAGCCGCACCGTATGTAGGATCGTCGTGGGGTAGGGAGGCTGCACCAAACGTGAAAGAAAAGTTAGCATCAGTGTTTGATGTTTCTATCTGGGGAGATATCTTTGTTATTACCTTATAACCAGTGAGAGGTGTTTTAGTTTCGTCTAAATCTAAACCAGTGCGCTCTAGTCTAATTGGTTTTGTTGCTTCAGTATCTAAAGGGTAAGTTAGAGTACCTTTATCAGATAGATCGATACCATATAGCTTATGACTTCCTATACCGTTGTTACTGTCAGAACGTCCTACCATGATTAAGTGTTTGTCAAACCCAGCTTCCTGAGAATAATAAGTACCACCAACAGTTTCATATGTTTGAGCAACAGATGCGTAGGTTGTGACAGATTGTAAGTTGGCTTGAGTACCAGCGTAGACGTTGGGTAAATCCATAAATGACCATGTGTCATCTCGGTAGTTGTAGACAGCAGCTCTGTTACATCCAGTCGTATTTGTAAAGCTGACCATGTCGTCACCAGATAAATAACAAAAGTATATTTCTTCTAGATCTGGATCATGGGATACAAAACATCGGTCTGTCTGAGAGTTATTTAAGCTGTTAAAGAGGTAATTCTTTATTCTCTTGTCCACTATCGATTGTCTGGTAACACCATCGTTGACGTAGATGTCATTAGTATCGAAGACAAAATGTTTACCTTCTACTTCTACAATACAGTTCTGATTAATAACCCCAGCATCACTGAATATTTTTCTGAAGTTAAATAAGAATGCTCCACCTACAAACTCAGCTTGCCAGACTTGATTCTGAGAATAAATTATAAGATTAGAGCCAAGGGTAGCAGCGTCAACAATAGGTGTTGTCATTTGTACTAAGTCATTAAAACCAGCTGATTTGGTTGTATCTGCCCCATCCCAAGAGTCTGGTACAGCTCCAGCTGTAGCAATGTTAGACCACCTGACTCGATTAGGAAAAGAGCTGCTGCCCTCAGTAGTGTTAAAGGCCATTAAGAAATCACCAAAGGATCTTAAGGATGCGGCTCTATAAGTTGAAGGCCAGTTTGTTAAGTCTGCAAAGTTACTTCCACCAGCTACTCTAAAGACTGGCACTCGGTCTTCTCGGTTGATGTAGGTGACATCAGCTAGACTTGTACCAGTGTATGATTTTACTGAAGTGCTACCTGAGATAGACCCACTTCTATTCGTAAGTGAACCATTAGAAAACTCATGTATTGCCCAAGCATCAGAGACCACCAGAACCGTGTCATAACTTGTGTTGCTAAACTGACCAACAGTAAAGCTTGGTGTAAAACTAATGCTGTCTTTAATTGTTCTAAAGATAGGAGACCGTGAAACTTTCCCTGCATTAAACCTGACATTCTTAGCTCTAGTAAAACCAGAGAAATTTACGTTGTAAGGTTCAACATCAGTGATAACACCGACGCTACCAAGATCTCTAATTGGTATATTAGCCATATGTATTTATCCTACCAAGAACGCTTTGACTTCGATGTTCCATTTACTGCTTTCCAAAATAGTCCCAGCACCATTAGATCTAAAGGTGGCTTGACCCAACCCATTCTCTCCTATTGAAACATATACGTTACTGCTGTCTGTCCTGATGCCCATGCCCTCATTTGACCCACTTGGATCACAACTTTGGTTCATCTGAACTCTGTCTCCATTTGACCAGCCATTGGAGTTACTAGTTTTAGCAATCGCATCAATAACAACAAAAGACGGTACTGCACCTAAACCATGAGAAAACGTAAGAACTTGGTTATTGCTGATACTTGTGGCTGCGCTAGTGTACTGCGTCATACTTGAGCTGGCATCTACATAGGCTTTAACTGACTGTTGACTTGGGATAGCAGACGCTGAGTTGGACGACATGTTGTCCTCGTCTTTGAAGTCTAACAAGGAGGCTGCTGTTGATGATGAGAAATAGGGTATNTTGTTAGTGGCCTGAGTAAGACCAGCGAGATCAGTGAGTATATCATTGGATGCTTGCTTGGCATTAAGCTGTGTTTGGATATTACTGCTAACACCGCCAGTGTAG